CGTCGATATCCGTTCCATTGGAAGAATATAGAATCACAAAGCACAGGAGCTTGCTTGAGGCCGTGAGGGCAACTGAACCCGCACCGGACAGCTTCTGATTCATTATCCCGTCGACGCATTGGACCCTTGTCCCAACGGTTCCGAAGGCCACCGCCAAGGTGTCGTCGGACTTCAGCGATATGCTGGCGACAATGGCGTTCCCCGCGGTCGGTATCGTTGGCGTGAAGTCAGATGAAAGCTCATCGGCGCCGCTGATCACCCCAGTTAAAAAGTTCAAGAACGTGTCCTCGTGGACGTAGTTACTCGAGACGTCTCTTGGGAACGCAGAAGGGTCCTGTGTGACATAGGTAAACCCTCGTGCGGAGGGGTTCTTGAGTTGGCTGGGCTTCACGCCTACCGTCTCGAAGTCCGCGCGGTATGGGCGGCACCTGTCGTCATAGCGCCCGAAGTTGTTTTGGAAGATGGAGTTCTTACCGTAGATCTCGCGGGCCTCGAAATCAATGTCAGCCTCAACAACCGATGTTTGGCCAACGTAGGATCGGACGCCGAACAGCACGACGTCGTTGGCCTCCTTGGCGGGGTACTCGGGCTGAACGTCTTCCGTTCCCTGGAGAAGGACAATCTCGCACTCCTGAAGCGTCTTCAAATAGACGGTGTCGAATGGCGAAGTGGGCCTGGTGATTGGGGTGTCTGGAACCTCAAGGGGCCTCACCACCACTAGGTCGCGCCGTGGGTCAGTGCTTGGCGCTGGGATTGTCACCACGTTTGAAACGTCCTGAACCATCATGTAGCCGCTTGGGCCGACAGCGATTCCGCCGCTCACGCCGATGTCCATGCTACCGCTTACGGCAGCCTGGTAGCCGCTCATGACTGCGCCGTTGAAGAGGCCCTCGAAGACCCCGCGCCCGAGGCCGATCATTCCGTTCTGCCAGTCCTCAAAGTCCTGCTCGTTCCAGACATAGCGGCGGTAGAAGTTGAACAAAGGCAGGTTTGGTAGCGCCATCTTAAGCTCCTGTGTTGATCAAGTGGTCCGCCGGGTCAAGCCCATCAAAAATGAAGTGCTGTGACCTGGCCGGTTCAGATTTAGTTAGAATCGCATCGACGTCAATCATCTCCTGGGCGGTAAGTGTATAAGAATACACGAACACCGAATAGCTGTAGGCGTCCTCCCTCATGATGAGCCAGTCCTCTTCGCTCACGCCGAATTGCGATGGGTCCCCGCAGAAGTCGGCGCCAGGGAATATGAACGGCGTGATCGCCATCCTGTTGCCGCCACCGAGGATGGTGTTGATCCCAAGCTGGCTCACGCCGATGGACCACACGGCCCCATTCCCGGTGTCGCAGCAGTTGCATCCCCACTCGCCTATCTCAATGTCCTTGTCGTCACCTATGACAGACCTAATGGCGTTCAGCATGTCGTTGATGGTTATCCCCGGCTTCAGGCGAAGCTGGTTGATAACCTTCTGCCTTCTAATCGGCAGCGACAACGTGGCGTCCAGAGTGAACCCGAACACTTTCAGTTCCCAGTTGGCCTGCTTCGCCTCCGCGTCCTGTGGGAAGTAATTGAGGTACATCTCCTCCATGTTCGAGTAAGCGGACTCGACAAGAACCGACTTCGAGTAAACAGAGGCGGTTGTATAGAAGGCCGACGGCGCTCCGTCAGCGTAAGCGCCCTCAGGCAATTCACGCTGGAACATTCGATAGGTCTGTTGGGCGCTAAGGAATATTGCCATTCACCACCTACATCAAGAGAACGCTAATTGAACCCGGCTCGGCCATGTCCACCGCGCTCAGGAGAAGGTTCGGCCCCGTCAAGGCGAGGTCGTCCACCTGCCTGTCCGTTAGAATCTGAGCGTAGGTTCCAACGGCGTAGGGGTTTGAGGACAAGCCCTCATCAATGACTTCCTCAATCTCGGAGCACACGACAAAACCAGAACCGCCGAGCAACCGGCCACCTGGCGGCGTCTTGTATATCGCCCTCTTAACCTCGCGCTGAATGAGTTCCTCGTAAGTGAGGCCAGAGTTTGGCTCCACCGTCGCCAAGGTTCCGCTTACCAGCCTGACTCGAACAGTGACGTCAAGGTTGACAGGATTTGGCCCGGCTACAATGGCGCAGTCTGTGACCACGCCCTGGGCATCCACGACAGCCTGGACAAGGTCAACCAAGTCCTGCGATGGCTCCCTCACGACTGGCGTCCCAGAGTCAAGGGCGGCGTCGATGTCGGTCGTTCCCGCGGTGATGATGACACCGATGGTCCCAAGCCCGTTGATAAACCTGATGATGCTCGCGTCCGTCACCGATGGGTCGGCGTTCATCGCAAAGCGCCTGTAGTCGGTGGCAGTTCCACCGGCGGGAGGACTCCTGATGAAGTCCAAGATCCTGGCGGCAGCCTCCTCGTTTGTCTCAACGTCACGGCCTCCGCCGATGACGCCAGAAGTGACGCCTATCGATTCAAGCCCAGCTGGCGGTGAAGATACTGTCAGCTCCGCGCCGTCCAATAGGTTCTGCGACTGCCCAGTGAGGACAGACTGCACTGGCAGGAGGCCGGTCGTACCGTCGAGCGTGATCTCCTCGGTGGACTGGTAGCTGTTGCCGTTCGGCTCATAAACAAATTCTGTCAATTGAGGGATGACCGTCCCATCCAACCCAGTCACAGCGACGTCGCCGATTGATGAAGTTGGTTGTATGAAGTCTCCGTCGAAGTAAGTCTTCAGGTGCTTCTGAAGGGCCTCGCGCCTGGCTGATTGAGGGAAGGCGTCGTCAGCTAGCTTCCTCTGATCGGCGTACATGCCAGCGAGAACCCCGCCAACCACGGACCCGCGTATGTACCAGTCGGAGTCCGTCTTCTTGACGTCCACCTCTGGCTTTAGGTTCTTTAGAATCTGGAGGTACTGATCCCTCAGTTCAGATGGGTTTGGGAATATGAGAGCCACATGATCCTCCTGTTACAATCCTATCGCTGGTAGCGTCTGCTTAACAACTTCGCCGGATGCGTCCTTGATGGTTACGGTCAGCGCGGTCCCGCCCCTGACGTTCTGGGTTACTTTGGCGTCGACCTGCTGGGCTCGCCCATCGTCCAATAGAGGCTGCAAGGCGTTCCTGGCGATGTCCTCCATCTTCTTGTTGCCGTTGTCCGATGGCCGCTTCATCACGGTGTAGAAGTCGCTGCCGAACTTGTCGTTTGGCGCGTACAGCCACCGTGTCCGCTTGATCTTAATCCTGAAGTAGGCCGGGACCTGAAGGCTGTCTGTCTGCTCCGGCGCACCTGATGAATTGATGTAGTCGCCGATTGTTGGGTCGATGTTCCATGACTGGCTCAACTGATTGTCCCCGTTCTGGTGGCAGCCCCAGGCTGGACACCCGTTGTGGTTACTACACCGGCGTTCTTGATGTGGTCGATGATCCCCTTGCAGAACGCCGTGATGAGCCTGAGGTCCACGATGACAGGGCTCTGGCCATCGATTGGGTAGTCGGTTATCGCTTCAAGGTTGGCCTTCACAAGCGCTGCCATTGCGTCTTCATCCAATGCCATTAGAATCGCCCTCCATCCTTCGCTAGAATTTTGTCGTTGGTGAGATAGTCGCCCTTCAATGTATTGAAGTCACCCGCATTGAGTGGGACCCCGGTGTTGTAACCAAGGTTCCCAAGGTGCTGGTGGACAACGATGTAGCCAATCAGTGCGATCAGGAACTGCTTCAGCGTCTCGCCAACGACCATGTGCTCAAGGTCCTCACCTTTGCCAACGAAGATCTCTCCGTTCTTCACGGCTATATTATAGCCTCCGAGGGAGTACATTCGAGACTCGCCCTCGCTTATGTCCGGCGCGTTCTTGTCCCGGTGCCCAAGAGTCAGCTTGTTCCCCGGGTGCTCCCCCTGCTGGGCGGTTACTGAGATCGTCCCCTTTGGCGCACGAGAAACGAAACCATACGGCTGAGAAACTGGCCTGTCAGGGAACGAGGACATCCCAGGGTAGAGGGAGTCAATGGTTTCTGTGTTCTTCGTCGTGGCACCAGCCGCTCCGGAAGTGATGATGTGGACTTGCTTCTTAATCTCATCAACGATGAACTTTCTGATGTCGGCGTCCATCATATCGCCACCACCTTACTCACCAGTGAATCCTGAGGGCAGAAAAACATCCGCGTGCGCTGACCCTCCCCCTCCGTCATCGTGTACTCGACCTCGTAG